GTGTATTCGTCGGAGCTGCCTCCGGTGAGGATCGCCTCGACGTTTGAATACGAGGCAGGTGCGGGGGTGGGACGCGCGGCGACGACATTCGAAGCGGACATCATACTGTCCATCTTCTTCTCGGTAGTGATGTTGAGGATGCGCTTACGCGTCATCGTGCGAGGTCGGCGCGTTGTTGTGCGGCGTTTACGGACATAGGAGCGGCGTTTACCGTATCTCCGGGTGGACGAACGGATTTTGCGGGGTTTACGGGCATAACGAGATCGTGTAGAGTAAGCCATGTTGATGGGGTGCGGATGTGTCTGGGTGGTGGGTGGTATTTAAGGGGGGAGGGGTCGCGTTTTTTTTTCTGGCTATAACATTAGTTTCGCCAGAAAATCAGAACACGCTAATGCAATGCCGGCTAAGTACAAGCTCGATGCAGAGCAATTCTTCATGCTTACATATCCCACAACTCCCGATGACTTCGATGGTTCAGGCATTGTCGCTGTGCTTGAACGACTTGGATGCAGCTTCCGGGTTGGTAGAGAGCTTCATGCGGATGGAAAGCCTCATTTCCATGCTATGTGCTGCTTCGACGAGCCTTACTCTGACGGAGATGCCCGACGAACATTCACGGTTGGAACGCGTGTTCCTAACATACGAGTCCGTCGCACACGACCTGAACGAGGCTGGGATTACGTCGGAAAGCATGCGGGTACGAAAGAGGGGCATTATATTGTCGGCGAGAAAGGCTCTAGACCCGGCGGAGATTCGGATGGCTCTGAGCGACCCTCCAATGACTGCTGGCATGAGATCATACTTGCAAGGACGCGTGAGGAGTTTTTCGATGCTGCTGCGCGTCTGGCTCCTCGACAGCTAGCCTGCAGCTTTAACTCGCTGTTGGCATACGCGGACTGGAAGTATCGGCCCGAACCTGAGCCGTACACTACACCGGATGGGGAATTCTCGGTTCCTTTTGAGTTGAAGGATTGGGTTGATGACAATGTACGTGGATGCGTTGGTGAGTGAACATCCCCTCCCTCGTTCCTCGGGGGGGCCCGACCTTTAGCATCTTGAGTATCTTTTGTTGGGGTTTTTCTTCTTACGCACGGCCCCCAGTCGGACCACTCGCTTCGCTCAGACAATGGTCCCGACACGGAATTGGGGGCCGTGCGCGCTAGTATCTTTTGCTGACTAAGCATAGGTAGACCAAAGGGATTGGTGTTGTTTGGAGAGACTCGGCTTGGAAAGACAGTGTGGGCTCGATCACTCGGCACACACTACTACACTGCCGGTCTGTGGAACATGTCCGAGTTCGTCGACAGCGTCGAGTACGCTATCTTTGATGACATGGCCTTCGGATTAAGGGCGGGGTACTTCAACTACAAAGACTGGTTGGGTGGTCAGTTCCAGTTTAGCGTGCAGGACAAGTACGCTAAAAAGAGGACGGTGCGGTGGGGTAAACCGGCGATCTTTATCTGCAACAGGGATCCCCGGGATGAGATCAACATGGACGATCACAACAAGAGCAAAATTGAGTGGGACTGGTTGGAAAGCAACGTGGTATTCTACGAAGTGAAGGAAGCTATTTTTCGTGCCAGTACAGAGTAGCTAGCGGTCTGAATAGAAGCTGTTGGGCGGATGTACTTCCCACACGCGGTCTGAATATATCCATTACATAATAGTCTCCCATGGAGCTCTTACTTTGTGTGGAGTATGCGATTGACCTGACTCCGCCTCCTCTTTCGTCGTCATCGTACAGTAGCGTGCGGTTCATCGGGTGCCACCGGTTGACCTTACGGATCATGCCTTGTTCGTTACCCGTTTGGAGAGTAATTGTCTTGTCATACATGATGGTGGTAATATCGGTGTCTGTCTTAGCGACGAGAGGGTCTACCCAGTCGACGTCTCTCTCACCCTGGAATACGGTGTCGTACAGGGTGTTGCGGGGGCTGCCTACGGGGACTTCGTTGACAACCCTACGGACACCTTCGGAAGCGAGGAGGTTATCCTGGTAACCAGTTTGGGCAACTATTTCCCGGGCCAAGCCTTTGTACGTAAAGCATATGCGCCTCCACTGCCAGGGCAGGCTAGAGGAACTCTGGATTTCGATAGCCTCTTTGAGGCCTCTCATATAGCAGCTGCTAGACGTGCGCGTTGCCTTATTGAACTTAGTGCCAATAGCACCAGTGTTGTTGGCGGCGTTGGTACGCGCAGTGGCGCACCACAGGAAGGTGTATTCGTCGGAGCTGCCTCCGGTGAGGATCGCCTCGACGTTTGAATACGAGGCAGGTGCGGGGGTGGGACGCGCGGCGACGACATTCGAAGCGGACATCATACTGTCCATCTTCTTCT